TTCCAAGGCAAAAGCTTGGAACTCACATTGAAGAACGCTTTACCTTCAGGGAACTTCCCCAAGGGTGCGTCTTCTTTATTAATGATATTCATCATGTCTCTGTATTTAAGTTCCGCAAAATTCTCTCTGGTCGAAGACCAGATCCATAACCATACATCAATTCCAGATGCATCCCACCACTGTAACGCAGCAAGTTTCTCCAGCTTGATCTTTAACGGAGTTCTACCCATACCCATAACCTCCACAAGACGCACAGGGTCACCCTGCAAGTAGTCGGGGGTGTATCGAATGTGGTGTGGAAGTCTATGGACTTGGAAATCGGGACGGTTCAGACCGTACCTGACCCAAGCTGTGTTGTTCTTCTCGAAATGGCTTTCAGCCTCATCGCCCATCTGCGTGTAACGCTGCTGATAGGACCCTTGATGGAAGGGCTGGTTCATTTCTTTTCCCCGATGATCCGATATATCTGTAAGTCATCGTCGTAGGCGACACCGTTGAGAGCGTCTTCTACTGCTTTCAGATAGTTCGTTGCGTCACCACGCAACGGACATTTCTCTGCTTCTAATGAAGTAATCGTAACGACTGTCTCTGTTCCAGTTAGCAGGCAATGCAGTTCTACTGGTCCTTCAAATTTAGGACCTTCGTAGAGACTCTTTATGTGGTCCTCCCGTTCTCTGGTGTTCTTAGGTGTATAGGTACGACCGCTCTTGGTGAAGCGAGGCCGTCCCTTCACTTTAGGCTTGCCAGGAATGGTGAACGTATAAGAGTCAGGTGGTTGCATCAGCAGCTTTCTGCACTAGGTTCCGTATCTGGGCATCTTGATCGTTACGTTCAGAGAACTTGCCGAGTCGTTGGTCCAGTCGTCGCACCCAATCCACGGTAGCGTCAAACGAATAGCCTTGCCACAATAGGCTAGAAGCAAAGGCATACATCGTTGCTGATCTGTCTTGTGTGTTGAGGTCTTCCCATATCTTTTGGGCTGTCCCTTTGAACCCATCCTTGGGGCTGAAATCTTTAGATGGTTGTTTCAGCTTAGGTTTGGTTGCTTCGTACAGAGGGAGGAGGGATCTAATTCGCTGAACAGGCGTTCGGGCGTTCCATGCTTGCTCCGTGAATGTCGTCACGTTGAGCATTCCTTCTGTATCAGGATCAAAGACTTCGTGTCTGCCTGTGTTCCTTTCGTGTGGGTAGGGGAGTCGTAAGCAGTTGCCTATTCTGTTGCTTTCAAGGAGTACCTGTTTCGGGTAGACCTCTCTTACGGGTACCTCTACAACCCTGCAAGCTCCGATCATGGCGTTGCGCCCTATCGAAGCTGAGATTGGTTCTTGGAGGTATACCCATACGTGGTAGCCCTTGCTCTTGGATGTTTCTTTCCAAGCCATAATGTTCTTGGCTTTCAGCAACCCAATGAGGTTGTCTGCGTGGATGCTGGAGATTTCTCCATCATCCAAGTCCACGGCTAACCAGTTGACGAGCCACACTCCGCTCTTTCTCCAGAGGGGGTAAACGCCAAGGGCTGGTCCGTCCCCTGTGAGGTGATCGGAGATACGTTCTTCCGTCACTGGACTGTATTCACCATCCTCCTCTAGGAGAGGAACAACCCCATTGGATACATTGGCGAGGTGTCCCCCTCCATGGAGGGTGGCAAATTTTTCTTTGGTTACTTTAGTTATTCGACCCATCTGTCATCACCTGGAATGTCACTCTCGTAATACTCTCGGACCAATCCGCATTGGGGGTCCATGAAGTAGTCGATGGGTGGGTTGGTTACGTGGCATGGTGGCCTCTTATTCTTGCAGAGATCCAACGATACCGATACGGAATGAACCCGTCGTTCGGCATCAGATAGTTTCGGGTTGTCTCGTTGACGGAATACGTTCAACTGCAGAATTGCGTACTCATCTGCGTTGAATTTGCCGTCATCCATCCCTCTTGATTGGCCCCGAGTGGAGCCTTTCCCTGATTGATGGATGAGCGCTACTGGGAGATTCTCTGTTTCGGACCATTCCTTTAGCCCCTTAAGAACAGTGGATACTCCTTCGTATCCTGCTGCGCCTGGGAGTTGTTCAAGGAAATCGACCATAACGAATCTCGGTTTGACCTGCCAGTAGTCCTCACATTCACGCATCGCTTCCGACATGTCGGGGAACGACAGTGCGTTAGGAAATATCTTAACCCTGTCAAGGAAGCCATCCTTGGCTTCTCGGATCTCATTAAGAACAATCTCATCTTCTGTGCGTAAGGCTTCTTCCACCTCGGCCAGATTCCGTTGGTAGAGAAGGGCATACAACTTGGAGACAACAAGAATTTCTGGTTCATCTGGTGTGTAGATGACCCCATGAAAGTCTGGGTCCTCCAATAGGTTGCGTGCCATCGCTGAGAGGATGACAGCGGACTTGCCGCTGTGTGCTCTGCCTGTTACAACGAGTACGTCGCTGGGCCAAACCCCACGCATCTTCTTATCTATGTCGCTAAGACCTAGATAGAAGCAGTCGTGACTGCCTTTGGCATATTCAACCCATCGTTCTACTGCGTCGGATGTTGGTCTAAAGAATTTGTATTGGCTCTCTCCCTCAGGGAGATCGTGCCCTTCAAGAAGGGCGTCGATCTCCTCTGCGGTGAGGGCGACTGGTTCGCCCCCCTCCATTAGTTGCCCTTATAGGCGAATGCTTGGAGTTCTTCTCGTCGGCCAAGCCAGTCCCATTCGATGGCGTCATCTTGGGTTTGTCCAGAAGCTTGATCCCAGACTTTGAGGGGGACATTGCTGTCTCCATCATTTACCCAGATGCCTACGTCACGGGCTACCTGCATACCGAGGCGAGCGAGAGCATCTTTAGATACTGAGAAGTTGGGGAAGTTCTTCCCTGTCTTCGTCAGGTCCGTAGAGCCATCTGCCTTTTCTTTCACTTCGTACACCTTGATTGTGCCGCCGTTCTCGTCGGCCCATTCGTTAGGTTGAAATGCTAGAAGGTTGAACGCTGTTTGGGTTTGCTCTGCGTTCTTCCCTAGACAGAAGTCAACTCGCTTATACACACGCCCAGTTACTCGTCCTCCTGCTGGTGCAGCTTGCGCTGGTGCAGGAGCGGCAGCTACTGATGTGGCTGTCGGGCCACTCGGAGCGGCCTGCGTGGGGGCGCTTGCTTGACTATTTGAAGACCTGGAAACGCCGCTTTTCAGGCGACGCATCACAACCCCATCAGGAGACAAATCTATTTCTTGTCCTGATTGGCGAAGGACTTCCGTCTTCACAGTTTCAAACAATGAGGTGGCTTCGGCAATAATGCCGTCGTCACCCATGGACTCAGGGACACTCCGCTCTATAGATAGCGTGTAGTCCGCTGTTTCATATGGTGCTTCACTTACTTTCTGTGTGAAGCTGACTGTTAACTTTGCTGTATCAGTCATATTTACCTTTCTCCCTGATTACCAAGGATTATCTCCGAGGTGTTCCCCTCGGCATTTGCCTGCCTGCCAGACAGGACACCATTTCGGGGAGCAGTGCCAGCCTCCCCAATTCATAGGCCATGGTACTTGATTTGAAGCAATCGTCGGCACCATGGACCAACATAATTCTATGAACGCATCCTTGTGTCCCTGTGTTCGTTCAATGGGGATGATCTGCACCTTCCCATTTACCAGTACACATAACACAAACTCCTCTGTGTCGAATGCGAGACAGTAAGCGTGACTTTGTATGTCCCAACGCTTCTTCTCCCAAGGTTCGTACTCTCTGCCAGGATTCTTCCAATCCCAGATGGCACCCGACTTGTCGATCCAGTCAGCGGTCCCCGTCAAGATCAGGTCCACATTGTTTCTTACCCCTAGAGATATCTCGAATGATTCTTCTATCCCCACGGGGTCAAGGTTGGGCATCACCTCTCTGTGCCATGCCTCAACATTCGCCATCACTGTGTCCACGGTCTTCTCGTAGCTGTGTCTCCACTCCTCTACCTTGGGTGCTTCGTTGACTAGATAGTCTTCCGCCACATTCAGTAACTCATCTAAAGTCAACGGAGCTAAGGCGTGCATCATCCCCTCGCCATAAGTTTCTATGGCGTGGTGAACTGCGTTACCCCTAAGCAGATCTGATGTTTCTTTTTGTGGGCCTACAAGTTTGTATCGTTCTTGTCTTGCTTGCTCAGGGCATCGCAAGAAAGTGTTGATCCAACTTTGTCTTAGCCTGATTTCTATCATGTTTCTCCCGTTCTCCCTTTATACCCAAGTGGGTGCCCAGTAGGGAGAGGAACTGGGCACCCACAAATAATATGGGGGGTGACCCCTTTGAGGGGGTCACCCCCCATTATACGGCTTACAAGGTTAGCGTCAAGCATCCGCATTTTCCAAGTACACCGCTGCGTTAAGAAGACGATCTGTTTCCTCCCTCATAAACCCGATACCACGGTTGCAGGTGTTGCAAAGCAGTCCCCTTACTTTTCCAGTGAGATGGCAATGGTCCACCACCAATAGTTCGGTGATGGGATGCTCGCTGTCAGTGGACTGACAGATAGCACACTTGCCTTCCTGCTCCTCAAACATGCGGCTGTAATCTTCGGGGGTGATCCCGTATCGGTGCAGAGTTTTCTTTCTGCGCCATTCAGGTCCCCGTTTACGTTCGTATTCACGCATGTCTTGGTTGTGGCAGGTCCGACATCGTGAACGTACGCCGAGTTTACCTGTTGATTGTTTATGAAAATTTGTGAGTGGCTGAGGGTTATCCTCAGGACAGTCAGAGTTGTAACAGGTTTTCATCCGACCTCCGAATCCAACACAGATGCGGTATCCAAAGGACCGATCTTGTTTACTCGTTCACGTTTAGCTCTGGTAGTCATGTCATGACTCCGCTGTTTGGACAGTCCGATGTACCTTCCACTTTCAGCAGAGTTGGATGTTTCCAGACTCATATCCAGCAGTGCGTGTCTACGTTCGTAGCCTGCTATGTCTCTCCACATGGCTGTATGTCTAGCTGCGTAGTCATAGAAAGATAGACGGTCCTTCACCCTTCCCATCAAATGTGTTTCCGCACATTCACTTAACATCTGATGAAACTCCTCAGATGGCAGATCGAGTATCTCCTTGAAGATCTCGGATAGGTCAATTTCGGGTTGGTCATATGATTGCATTATTCTTTCTCCTCCTGATCCCTAACAAGGGACTCGTAATAGTTCTTTGCTTCATACTTATCCACAAAGAAGTCCTTAAATTGTCCGTCCTGTAGGACGAGCCAACCGTTTCGGTAACGGCCACTTCCCCCTGCAGGAAACGCATATTCTTTTATTTCGTAATCAAACACCAGCTTGCCTCCGCTGTTTATCTGTCCAATCCAGATGAGGGTTAGCTCTAATAATATCCACCATGGAATAGGCATCGGAGAACACAAGGGGGTTGTCGCGCTTGCCAGAGGGTTTCTTCTTAGAAGGTTCCCCTCTGTGTTTGTTGGCACGCTCCCGTCGTTCTCTCTCGTAGGTCGATTTGACAGACTTACAGAGGTCACATCGACAGCCTCTCCCATAGTTGGTTATTGAGGGTTCCCCCTCACATGAATGACGTTTAGTCATCGAGTTCTCCTTGTGGGAACGGGATGACGTTATCCATGTCTGGGTCAATAGGTTCTAGGGGATCAGGGTCAAGGATTTTGAGTGCCTTGTACAGATCCTCCTCCATTCGGGATGACATATGGTTCAGCACGTGCATGGCATCGTGAACTGTGTCGAACAACGCAAGCAATATGTTGTTCTGTTCGTCGGTTAGGTCACTCACTTAGCCCCCTATATGTTTGTTTACTTCAGACCACACCTTTAAGCGGTCATCGATCCTGCGATCCAATAGCTCATTGAACCATTCGTTATCGTCATCGATAAGTCTGTCCACATGATAAATAATGGCATCCTCTATCGCTTTCATTAAGCGACCAGTAATCGTGTTGTCTTCCCAATCACTCATAGTATTCCTCCATGTCAGTCATGCTCCGATCCCAACAAGGTGGACACAGGTAGTGCGGCCCAGGAAATGGTCTGCCCAATAGCTCCGAGAATTGAGAGTTCATAACGATCTCCCTGTCCTGAGGACTCTTGTCAGGCCATACCCGTTGAACCATGTCACCCCCCACCCATTGCTTGATCTCTTTGATATTTACTTTGGTTGTTCCAATGCCTTGACATACTTCACAAACGGCATGAGCCAACACTTCATCAGCGTTAATAATCACAGGTTTCTCCAATCCATTAGCTCACGGGTGATAGGCCAAGGTGCGACCTGACCAACCCCTGCATAATCCAATATCGCTTCATCTTCACCGCATGGGGAACACACATAAGTGCGGTTATTCATGCGAGATAAAGCATTTATCTCCTCGGGATACAGCATCTCATTGCGTCTGCATCGTGGACACACGTTGTATGTACGCATGTTAATCATTACTCATCTCCTAGTTCGCTGAAGTCAACTTCAGGATCTTCTACAAACATCTGCAGTTTGATCTTGTCTGCATATGTTTCTATGTGTTCGAGGTCAGCCAGAAGTTGATCGATTCTGGCTCCCTCCTGTTTGTTTAATTGTTTCTTTAACTTCTCCACCTTTCTCAAGGTGAAGACAATGAACGCATAAATGCGTCTTTCTAATTCGGTAAAGGCCATAGCCCCCCCTTCACTTGGAGGCTGAGAAACGCACGTTGTTGACGCCCGTTATACACAGCCCACATTCGAGACAGGCTCCTCGGCCTGTCCGATCTTTATTCCATTTAACCAACGGGACCTTGCCTGTCAGTTCGGGACAGCGTGGCCCTCGCCTCTGGTCAGGGAACGTCCGAGCCAAAGCTTCGGTCGCTGCCCAACTCTCAGCGGTAAAGGCCAGCTTCACCCATGGGTAAGTCTTACTTGTACGGCGTGCCTGCTTCACGTTGTCTTTATCTACCGATAGGTAGACGACAAGGTTGTCAGCTTGCAGTCGCCTGATTGCATTGAATGTTCTGGTGTACAACCAGAACTTGACTTGTGGGAATCGTTGACAGACTCGCCTGACGGCAGTCGCAAACTCAGGTGTCGGGATGTCTCCATCCCAGAACCACCTGAACACCCAGTCCTCTGGCTCACTCCATTTCTGCATGTACTTGAACGATTGCTCAACTACGGCATACAAGAGTTCTTCCAGCTTGTCTGGATCGTGCAGGTGAGGCTTGACTAGCTGCCAGTTTCTTTCCAACGCATTGCTCATATTTGTGAATATGTTCTCCAACTTGAGTGCATAACACATAGCCTCACAAGTTGGAGTGGACCCCCAGCATGACTTAATTGCTGGGAGTCCAAACGCATTTGGAACCCTGACATAAGCCTCATTGCCCGTTTCGTATTTGCGCTGCAACACAGGTGCAGTCTTACGATCCGTGCTTAAGTGTAGGTTCAATGTTTACTCCCTTTCTGCAGTATCAAGTTCGATTTTGATAGTTGCATTCCTGAAATGATTGACAAGCTCCTGTCGCATGTCGACCTTCTCAAAGTTCGCTACCTTCTGGACTGCCTCGATAAAGGCTTCACCAGTGCTGCAAACATTGTCTCGTGAGATGCGATTGAAGTCCTGCAACAGATGCCTTACGGCTTCAGTCACTTCGTCCCCCATGTCGCCACTCGCCACAAAGTTCATGCCGTTCACAATGTCATGTACCTGATCGTGGATATCCAGGTCATCGTTGACTATCTCGCTGATGGTATTGCTGTGATCCCGAAAGAGGTCATACCAGTCGAAGTCGTCAAAGTATCGCGTGACTTCTTCGCTGACAATATTCTCTATGGCTGATCTCAGATCAACCTCAAGGGTCAGATATGGACTATTAACTATTTGTACTTCGAGTTCCTCACCCATGGTGATTCTCTCCCTTAATTTGTGATGTTGGCTAGACATCTGAATAAGCCATGAGGAGGTTCGTTACTAAATTAGTAACGAACCCCCCGAGTCTCATTCAGTAAAGATTCCTACTGGAAGTTCCTCGGCTGCTGGTCCGCTAAGAACCAGTTGACGTGCAGCCCTATCGGTAAGTGGCATTGTTCCAAAGAGCAGACGATCAAGGTGCCGTCCTTCTTTAGATCCACCACGCACCTGTTGGACGTGCTGCTCATATCCCTGTATGGCCATGAGCGCACCCCATTTGGTTTCCCTAACACCGCCATCGAGATCATCGTGGAAGTAGCGAGCAGTGATTGCGTCAAACGTCTTGTCATAAGATGTTTGACTCCTGCCCTCATCCTCTGGACGTTCACCCAGAAGACCTCTAGTCAGATCACTAAAGTTACCGACGGTGTAGCTCTCATTAATGAGGCGCTCAACTTGTTTATCGAGATGTTGTTGCAGCTTGGCTGCCTCAACAAACGAGTCGATAGCCCATTGCAGATAGCTAGTGGCATGACGAGTGTGCTTGATAGACCATGAAGCCTTCACACCTAGCACGTAGGCAGAGAATGTGTTTGCACACACCACCACCCCAATGGTTGGACGACCTGAAGCGGCAATCGTTCCATCATGTGCATCAGTCAACGTGAAGTATTTATGGATATCGCTATAGCCCTCAATCTTGAGAGGCTCACCCATCTCCAGTGTCACGTATGCCTTGCGACCGTGATTCAGGGTGCCCTTAGACGCAACTCCAGCCGAGAAACCGTGATCTAAAAGTTTCTCTACAGCGGCATCCATCTCATCATATTGAGTGATCCCCCTGCCTTCTGTTACACCCACATTTAGTGGGAACCCATTGTCGTCACGACGAATGACGAAGCTATTATTTACGTCCCATTCGGAAACAGGTGTGTAGATAATCTCCCCGTCAATCATGTCTTGGACATACAGTTCTTGGCGGTTGGCTTGGAATTGCCATGGGTTCTCTGCGTACTCCTCTGCGGAGAGCAGGTGACCATAGGTGATCCCTTTACCGTGCCAAGCTGTCTTGGCGTAGACCGCTAGGTCATCGCCATATATTTCAGCAGACATGCTGACTCCTTTTATGTTGTCAATGTGCATTTGATGCGTCCCGTTACTAAATTAGTAACGAGGCGAATCGTGGGATGAAGGGGTATCGAACCCCTCATCAGTAGAACCATTCTATCATCCCATATGGGTAATGTCAAGGACCCACATACCTCATTTGTCAACGGCCACAGGACCAGAGGTCCCAGCCCCCTGCTTTCCATATCCGATGAGCCATAGAGGTTGACCCATCCACCGTGTACCTACGTGACCACGCACGCTCACCCACAACTTCACGCCACCAATACTCATTCACTTGAAACAAGCCGTGGTCATATCCGTTGTATGCCCTGGGATTATGCAATGACTCACACCAAGCTATGCCCAAGGCTTCCCCACAGTCCCAGTCGTACATGCATACGACGGGAGCAATCTCTGGGTTGGGTGGCTCATGGTTGATCCCTGCGAAGTCAAGGATTGTCCATATGGCTATCCAAAGATTCATCCACCCGCCCTTTGAACAATGACATCACCATTAGTCAATACAGATACTCTTACCTTGATCCCTCTCCTTCTCGCTGCTGCATAAAAAGCTTGACGGAGACTGGATGGTTGACATTCAAAGTCAAAGCCCTTTGTCAGTTTCCATATCTGTCCATCAAACCAACTGTCATATGGATAGGTAGGTCCCCTACCCACTGATCTAAAGTTGTAGCTCTCCAATATTTCACTCATTCATCCTCCTGTCTTTGGATCTTGGCATCTAAGCGATGCATCTGTGCTGTCCAAGCCCACGGTCCACAACCCAAGTGTGGAAACGATAAGAGGGCTTGACGTTTAGCGGTCGACTCAAGGTCCATCCGCCTACGCCGATACATCAGCACCTCACGTCGCCAATGCGATATGTCGGGATTAAGCACGTCAGATATCGACGGCTTCCGATACAGGTCAAAGCCATCTTTGAGTCTGAATCTCATCGTAAAGGGTGATCCTCTCTGTCTGCCCCATACAACATCCACACTGCCTGCGGCAGCTTCAAGTCATATGACAAGGCATGACACCAGCCGTCATACCCATAGTTGTTGAAGTCCTTGACGGCAACAACGTACGGTGCATTGGGAAACGCACACATATCAGGTGGGCGTTTCACCAAGATCCTGTACAACCCATCGAAAGGGTCCTCAGGATACATTTTGTCCCTCTCAATGATTGGATAACCATTGGAGGTGATTGGCTTATCGTGTTCCAACACAGTCTCTCTCCCATTCTCCAGTGTTTGGATTTATTACTTGCGTGATCCAACCAGTTTTGGTCCGATTGTCACGCTTGGTTACTCGCTGCCATTGGTGGCGGCGATGTTTCCGCAATTTCTTGCGATTCTGAGCAGTCTTAGACATTGCTCTCCCCTTCCCTTAAAAGGTCTTGTTCAGCTTCTTTGGACCAGTCGTACGGTTTCCCGAACTCCGTGCCCATGTACATGACATCCAACATTTCCTGAGTGCGACGCACCCAGTATTCGTGATCTGCCATCTCTTTCTTGTGAGCTTTGTATGCCCACATCCCAACGAATACACAAACACACAGAAGTATGAATGCAGCACCCATCGGTGTTATCAAAGGCCATGTATTCATGGCTCTCCTCTCCCTAACCTAGTTATCTAGGCAAGTTCTAATTGGCGGTTCATTTCTCCAAAATGATTATCAAGTTCAGTCAGATACATTTGAGCATCTGCAGGACTCAGGACATCATTTGCAACTGTACAAATTGCATCGATGATTCCTTTAATGGCATCATCTAATTGCTTTTGAGTTACTTCCATTTTGCGACCTCCTTCCCAAGATCGTCGGATAGAAATAGTTACCAGCCAGACATATGGCCAAACTGTTCGTCAGACCATGCAATGGCATCATTGAATGTTTCAATCTTCTGGATCTTTAACTCATCCATCAGATCCGTAGCTCTGACCGCTGCGATACATGATCCATGACGAACCTTGATCGCAACCGTCAGCCCCGAGTAGAACGCTGCACGTTCATTCGGGGTGGCGTTGGGATTGTCTCTCAAGTCTTGCAACTGGAAACAACCATTCACAAACCAGAACTTCTGCACTCTAATCACCTCCCTAGTTGTTGGTTACTAAATTAGTAACGACTACTTTGAGCCAGCCATCAACATGTCTCGCCTAGCCTGCGTCATCTCAGCACTCGTGCAAGGATTGCCAACCGAGTAGAGTTCGACATAGCCCTCGTCGCTCGTCGCAAGTTCCACGAAGTAGAAACCGTGAAACTCGTCAACAAGCTCGCGGCGAGTCACAAACTTGTATGGCTCAAATTTCCCTGAGTTGAGCGGATTACCATTTCCTCTCGCTTCAGGATGAACGATAAAGAATCGTTCATTAGTCTCGAACAGAGTTTGGATTAACTCCCAGTCGCCTTCTGGAAACCTCCAGCAAGCGAGTGAAAGAATCTCAAGCCCTTCAGAGTTCGAGTTGTTGCTGTAGGGCAACATTGCACTCTCCCCTCTCCGCTCGTTACTAAATTAGTAACGAAGCGGCGACCCGTGAATAGGTCCTCTATCCACTAGTAACCATATTAGCACAGACAGCCCCATAAGTCAAGGACCCCTTGACCCAACGAACAGCGGCGACGAACCACCCACGGCTCGTTACTAAATTAGTAACAGCCCATTACTAATCACTATCAGAAAAAGCACACGCCAAACACCACAACACACCCCACGGCAACGCCCCACCATTCATTACTAATTCACTATCAGAATTCGGCACACGAATTCTGATCGCCTACCTCGTTACTAAATTAGTAACGAGGACCAGCACCAAAAGATAAAAAAAAATGGGGAGTGAATCTTTCGATCCACTCCCCAAATTTCAATCAACTACGACCTAGGCCGTAGCCTCAGCAGCTTCCGCCATTGCTACAGCTTCAGCAGCAGTTTGCGTTGCCCATATCAAATTATGATGGACAGCATCAATACGCTCTGCCAGTTCGTTGACCGCTGCAGGATCAGTAGTAGATCCTTCAACAAGTAGGCCACAGCTAGTTTCTAGCTGAGATACAGCAGCTTCAAGATCGACGACCGTAGTCGCTGATGCGTTGCCATCAGTAGCACCAGAGCCGCGGCCATTCTTATTGCCCCGTGTCTCGTCGGCTTTCTTGAATTGCTGACGTATCTCCTCAGCACGCTCCACAGTTAACCAGAGGGTATTGTCTGCCCGTTTGCGATCCTTCTTCAGGATCTCAATCACCTCAGCAGTGTTCGACTTCAGAACACCAGAGATAGCGACTAGCGCTCCCTCCGCTTCAGTGATCGGACGTTCCGACAATTTCTCACGGTCCAAGAATCCAGACTGGACAAGAATCGCTACGGTCTTACCAGCGGACAAGATCTTGTCTGCTCTGGACTTGGATGGAACATAGACCTTCATTGCTTCAATGAATGACTGTCTAAATGCACCTTTAGCCTTACGGCCGACAATGCTGTTGTATGTCTCTCCTACTTCAAGGTAGAAGTCGTGCATAAGTCCAGCCACGGACTTAGTAGTTGCGTTGTAAGCCTTGGCCAATGACTTACATATTGATGAATAGGTGGAGGACAATCTGCCCACACTCCCTCTGTTACTAAATTAGTCACGAACGGGATTGCTCGTCACTAGGTGGCTTCTGCCACTGCTATCCAAGTTATGGATATAGGGACAGTACGCAAGTCACAGACTAAAGCCTGAGTACATAGGGTTTCATGACCCTAGTTCCAGCCCTACTACCCCCACGACAGCCCCTAGGCATAGGCTCTGCAGGGTATGGGCTAGGCGTTCTAGCGGTATTTGACCCCTATACGACGACGGAGCGACCCCGAGGGTACCCCATGGGGGGGTGCCGATAGTGATCCCCTGAATGTATAGATATCAGTATCCAGTGCGTTCTGTTTTTGAAACTTGGACGGGGGGAGAGAGTTTCTTTTTTGTTCTTTCCATGTATGCCTGTTACTGGAGATGCGTTAGAGGCATACAAGGTAGGGAAAGGGTGGGGGGGATGGGGAAACCCTTGGGGGGTTTCCCCATCCCCCCCCCAACACTAAACCCATGTTGTCCCACATTCCCACACGGGACAACTAAACTTTCCATATAGGAGGATTAATATGCCACAAAACGGTGGAGGCCGAGGATGGTCCACAGACCCAGACACAGGTGAACAAGTCATGCCCAACCAATGGGCAGAATTTCTGGATTGGCTGTTGTCGGATGAGCGTACTCCGTCTTCTGCTAGGGAGTGGTGTGCCGAGCGTGACTTGAATGAGCGTACGGTTCGGAGGTGGAAGTCTGATCCTCGGTTTGTTCGTGAGTGGGACCGCAGGGCTGCTGAATTGAACGTCCACCCCGAGCGTACCCAGTCAGTAGTTGACGCTCTGTACAAGCAGGCTGCGCAGGGTGATGTTAAGGCGGCTTCTTTGTACTTACAGTACATAGAACGGTTCACTCCGAAGCGGAGAGTGGTGGTTGATGATGAGCGTGAGACATCTGGTATGTCTGATGCGGAGTTGGCTGCAGAACTGGATGGTCTTATTGCTGGATTAAGGAGCGAGGATGCCTAAGAAATACGGTTATTCGGCTAAAGGCCGAATGAAGTCTGCTAAGGCTTCCGCTAAGAAGGTGCGTGCTAGCAAGTCTAAAAGGCGATGAGGGTGTCGGGGGCTACTTCGCAGGATTTGCATGATGATGGGATGTGGATGCAGTTGGAAGACATGGGGGAGCGTCCCGATCTGTTACTTGATCCGTTTTTGGATGATGAACCTATTGAGTGTTCGTTGGATGAGGTCGATATTTGTGAAAGTTGTCAGTGATGGTCAGTAAATCGACTGCGTATTATCGTGCGAATCCTGATGCGAAAGCTAAGAAGGATGCATACAACACGGAATACCATGCGACTCCTGCTCGTAAGAAATATCGTTCGGATTTAGACAAGGAGAGAAGGGCGAGGAAGAGGGCTGGTCAGAATTTGACTGGTAAGGATGTCTCGCACACTAAGGGGGGTGGCACGACGGTGGAGGATAGCTCCACGAATCGTGCTCGTAATAGAGGGAAAAAATAACTATGTGGGGGTTATGTGTCGATAGAAGATGTAGCAGAACGGGCTGATGTTTGGTCTGAGGCTATTAAAAAGATTGTTAAGGCCATTACAGCGGCTGGCGTTGCGTTGGCGGCAGCGATTGGTGGATTACTTATGTGGTGGCCCTTTGGCGTGAGTGAGCCTGAGGAGCCGATTGGGTTGATTGATGGTGCAGGTTATGGGGCGCAATGCAGTCAGTTGTATAGCGCTATAGATATCACTTGGACGGAGCAACAGTGGTCTGTTTGGGAGCAGTTGAAGAAAGATATGGGTTGCTAACGGAAGGGGTACCCGTTGTACCACATGACTGCGCTGTGGCGTTCACCACTGGTAACTGGTGTTACTCTGTGGTCCATGAAACTTGGGAATACTGCTATTGATCCTCGTTCTGCGTCGTTGAAACGATGAAGTTTGTCGTAGCAGCGAATCTGGAATTCGCCGCCTTCGTAGTCGGAAGAATGCGAAAGGTTGACTGTTGCTGAGAGTTTACGCACGGTTCCCTGTAGCTCTGGGAACGGGGTCAGGTTCAGGGGAATCGGGTCAGGGATCTGACTGGAAGGAAGAAGTCTGCGAGCAGCGTGGTTGTCGGAGTTGCCGTCAATGTGCCAGTCGTAGTATCCGTCTACGCTGTAGCGTGTATATTGGAGAGCTTCTGGTTTATGTAAGTCAAACGACCAGCCTGCTTCTTTGTTTGCTTGCCGAATCCAGGCTGAAACTAGATCGTTTATTTTTTCGTTATAGATCCAAGAAATTTGGGATTTCCGATGTTCTTCGGATTGTCCGAAATGGATTCCTTCAATTTGTTGTTCCAAGGCCGCGGCGTGTTGAATCTCGTCGCATTGCTGTGGGGTTAAAGCCTCTGGAATCCACCAGTAATGATTGGTAAGCACTATGTCTAGGCTAGCAGAACTACGTCAGGAAGCTGAATGGAGAAAGTGTGTACGGGATGAAAAACATTTTTTACAAAACTATTGGTACATTGCTCACCCTGCTCACGGTCGTATTCTTTTTGCTTTACGTGAGGCTCAGGCGGAAGCTATCGACCATTGGGAAAAGAATAGATATTCGCTTACCTTAAAGGCACGCCAGATTGGGTGGAGCACCCTAGTGGCTGCTCACCAGTTTTGGTTAGCATTTTTTCATCCAGATCAGAACATCATTGATTTGAGTCGTACAGAACGAGAAGCTGTGTTGTTGCTGCGTAAAACCAAGTACGGATTTCAGCATTTACCGAAATGGATGATAGAGCGTGGACCTAAGTCTTTGGTTGAGCATCAACAACGAATGGGATTCGACAACGGAAGCCAGGTTACGTCGATGCCTTCTGCTTCAGATCCTGCCCGTGGCGAATCAGCGACACTTATCGTGGTTGACGAGTGGGCATTCTTACCGAATGCGGAAGAAGCATGGGCGAGTATCGAACCTGTAGCTGACGTAGGTGGCCGAATTATCGGCCTTTCTACTGCTAATGGTTCAGGGAACTTTTATCACCAGTTGTGGGTTGGGGCTACTACAGGGTCAAATAAGTTTGAGCCTATGTTTTATCCGTGGTCTGCTACCGAAGATAGGGGGGAGTCATGGTACATGGAGAAAGTGGAATCCATGTTGCCTTGGCAGCTTGCACAGGAGTATCCGACTACGCCTGAAGAGGCTTTCGTTAAGTCAGGTAACCCTGTGTTTGATTTAGATATTCTTGATGCCATGGAACGTACGGTAACTCACGGCGAAGTTGGCTACATGTTTAAGGGACCTGGGATTTTGGAGTTTCGTTCGTAATGGCTTTAGAAGTTTGGGAACGACCAGGACCTCGTAGTGCCTATGTGATGGGTGTTGATACGGCTGAGGGGTTGAAACATGGGGATTACAGTGTTATTCAGGTGTTAAATGTGGGTTCAGGGAATCAGGCAGCTATTTGGCATGGGCACATCGCACCTGATTTGTTGGCTGATGAGGTAGATAACATTGGCCGTTGGTTTAACCAAGCTTTGTGTTGTGTGGAATCAAATAACCATGGGCTTACAACGATCACCGAGTTGCGGCATTTGGGATATCCGACATTGTTTCGTAAGCGTTCTTTGAACAATGTGAATAACAGGATCGGGCAAGAGTATGGTTGGAAGACTACTCGTACGTCTAAACCTTTGATGATTGATGATCTGAGTTCGGCTTTACGGAACGAGGAGTTGATTATTCGGGATCGCCATACTTTAGCGGAATTGCGAACTTATGTTCGTAACGACAGGGGCAGTATGGGTGGTTCTCCGTACGATGACCGTGTGATGGCGTTAGCTTTGGCTAATCAGATGCGTAAATATGCTCACGAACCTGAATACAAAGTAGAAATTAACGACTATTGGACAGTTGACTGGTTTGCTCGGATGATAACTAATCAACCTGAAGGTTCGTCAACTCGGATAGGTTCTACTACTGTTCGTGGGACACACTAACCTTTCTATAGACATGTCATTTATTGGAGGATAACGACGATGGGAAGAAACATCGCTCATACACCTGGCGGTACCGTTGACGGTACTAAAGGTGCCAACAACAAAATGGAGCGTGGCGGATCTGTTTCCGCTAACCCAATTTGGACGCCTGGCGGACCTCAATCACCTAAACAGCGCATGGATGCTGGCAGGTATGCAGGCCAAGACGGTGATTACGGAAAATCGGTGAGTCAGCGAATGACCCCGAAAAACCAACATGGCACAAGTGGCCCAGTGGAGCACGTAGCCAAACAGCCCAACCTTCGCGGCTCAAACGCTGGTTAGATATGGCTGTCCTCCCAGATGGGGCCAGCTTTGAAGAGTTCGCTGATTATGTTTTGGCACGGCGAGATGTGCCTTTGCCAGAGCTAAAGGAACTCTATGAACGTCGCTTACGTCTAAAATCAGTTACTGTTTCCACGGGGCAAGGGTTTCAATCTACCCTTCCCCGTGACGAGCAGGGCTTAACTAATCGTGAACGTGAAGCGAAGGTGTTCGCAGAGGCTAAGTCTCAAGGACGTAACATAGAGAAGCTCCCAGAGAAAGCTCAGTTCTGATGCCTAAAAAGTCTCGCCAAGAACTCTTGTCCGAATACATAGATCATGTTGAAAAGTGTTCCAAATGGCGTGACCAACAAGGCTACGAATACACTTGGCGTCGCCTAATCGATTTGTATAAAGGCAAACACTGGCCTTCAACAACTTCTAATGAGCAAGACCTCATAGCTGTCAATTTAGCGTTTTCGACAGTCAATGTTATAGCTCCAAGCGTTGCAGTGAACTACCCGAAAATCGTTGTTCAAGCAACCAAAGAAGAAAATGTTGACAGAGCAGTATTCGTTGAAGCGATCATTAACTACATGTGGAAACATCACAATTTCCGCGATCCTTTCCGTACCGCAGTTAAAGACTTCCTCATATTTGGTCACGGATGGCTAAAAGTAGGTTGGAAGTTTTTAGAACAGCCACAACTAGTTAGCGAAATAGAGCGAGAATCCCTAATAGACCAAGCTTTTCAAGAAGTTGCCGATTTCGCAGCAGATAGTCCTGAGCTAGCTGCGGACCTTCCCACAGACGAAGATATTTACGCCAATGTTCCTCAAACAATTATGAGGGTAGTGGAAGATCAGCCGTTCGTGGAAAGGATCTCTCCCTTCGATGTCTACGTTGATCCGCAAGCAACAACGCTTGAAGAAGCGTCATGGATTGCTCAACGTCTTGTAAGACCTCTCGAAGAAGCCAAAAACGATAACCGTTATAAGCCTTCTGCAAGAAAACGGTTATCGAACAACTATGTCCCAGACATAGACAAAGAAGAAATAAACGACAAAGCCCAATATCTCCCAGAACAAGTAGTTCTCTGGGAATACTACGACATGAAAGCGAACACGCTTTCTGTCTATGCCGATGGGGCAGACGAATTCCTGATTGACCCTGTTTCAATGCCATACGCATACGGGCAACCGTTTGTAATGGTCAGGAACTACGACGTTCCAGACCAGTTCTATCCAATAGGTGACTTGGAAAGCATCGAAAGCCTTCAACTAGAGCTTGACAAAACTCGTAGCCAGTTGATGAATGACAGGAAACGGTACGCACGTAAATGGTTGTACCATGAGCGTTCGTTCGGCCCTGAAGGCCGAGAAGCTCTCGAATCAGAAGACGACGGGCGAATGGTTCCTGTCGTGGACGAGAACAAACCACTATCAGAAGTGGTTGTTCCAATGCCTCAAATACCGATGAGTGCCGATATGTACAACTATTCGGCAATTATCGAAGACGATATCAACACAGTTTCAGGTATTTCTGAGTATGCACGGGGCGCAATGCCCGAAATACGACGCACAGCTACTGAAGCGAGCATTGTCGCTGATGCACAGAATGCTCGTTCGGCAGACAAGTTAGCTATTGTAGAGATTTGTATTTCTCATGTAGCTAGACGAGTCATACAACTGATGCAACAGTTTATGACGGGGGACCAAATAGCTAGAGTTACGAGTGTTGGTGGCGAAGATATGTTCGTCAATTATGCCCGAGAAGACATTACTGGTGAATACGATTTCTCTGTTCAGGCTGGTTCTACTCAGCCGATGAACGATACGATTCGCAAGCAACAAGCCATTTCGCTTATGAATGCTGTGGCTCCGCTTGTTGGTACTGTTATTGACCCTGCTGCTTTAGCGATGCATGTGTTGGAGAATGGTTTTGGTATCAAAGATCCAGCGAAGTTTATTGTGCAGGCCCAACCAGCGCCACAAGAGGCAGAAGAAGCCCCTGGCGAAGAACAAATGGTTCCACCGCCGCCAGATTTAGGTGGCGTACCTATGCCAGAAGGCCAAGATGGTGCGTTTGCACCTACTGGCGGAGTGCCTCCAGAGCTTCTTTTGCAACTTCAGAATCAGATGGGACTTGAGCTTCCTTCCCTGTAATGGGACACTCCCCTATAGTTATTAGGAACAATCTCGCAGAGAACTCCTTAGGAGGGGCTAGTGCCCGAAGAAAATGAAATTGATATGGATTCCGCTTATGTGGAAGACCCTGACTCATTGATAGATGAAGTTCCACAGGAACCTAGCGAAATCTACACCATCAAAGTTGACGGTGTAGAGGAGCAGGTCAGTCTCGAAGAACTCCAAAACGGTTACCAGAGGCATTCGGATTACACCCGAAAGACTCAAGAGGTAGCTGCTGAACGTGAGCGATTGCGTCAGGCTGAACAAATAGTGTCTGCTTTGGAAAGTAATCCAGAGGAGACACTCAGAACTTTAGCTCAATCTTTCGAGTTAGAGCTTGGAGGACAACCTTCTTCTTCCAGTGACGGATATAGCGACTGGGATGATGAAGACCCTACACAGCAAAAGATTGCAGCTTTGGAGAGAAGACTTGAACAGTCTGAAGCGAAGCAACGTCAGGAAGCCATAGAGCGACAAGTATCGGAGCTACAGGAAGCATACGGAGAATTTGATAGCCGCGAATTGATGAACCATGCGTTAAAGCACAAGATTCCTAATCTTGAAGCTGCTTATACACATTGGAGATTCAACGAGGTTAAAAGTACTGCTGACAAACTATCTAAGGAACAAGAAATTGTTACTAAGAAACGGGAAGCAGCCGTGGTAGAGCCAGGTGGGTCAACCCAAACAGGAACCGACAGCAAGGCACCTACAATTCCTACAAGTATTCGAGAAGCATTCGCTCAGGCAAAGGAACAATTAAGCACTTAACCTTTTAGGAGCAAATTATGGCTGGAAACGCCAACTTCGATGAGATACTCTCAACGACGCTAAAAAATTATATTCCCCGACTGACGGATAATATCTTCAGCGCACGCCCACTTTTTTATGCTTTGACCAACGGTCAAACCATGAGAACAGTGTCTGGTGGCGCAAAGATTGTTGTACCGATCATTTACGGGGCAAACGGCACTGCTGACCACTATGCAGGCTCTGAAACTATTGATACGACCGCTCAAGCAGGTATTTCGGCTGCTGAGTACTCGTGGGGACAGTACGCTGCAACGGTAACCATTAATGGTCTTGAAGAAGCCCAAAACAATGGTGAAGCACAGATCATTGACCTTCTTGAAGGCAAGATCTTCCAGACACAGGAAACCATTATTGAGAACATGAACACCATGTTCTACTCTACTGGTCCTGGCGCTGGTGCTGCGGCTACTCAGTGGAACGGTCTGGAACAAATTGTTGACGGATCAGTCCTTACGGCCAACACCCTTGCAGGAATTGACCCATCAGTTACAGATAACGACTTTTGGGCTTCGCAAGAAGCCACTGGAACTGGTGTCGCTAACTTAACAGTTGCGGATATGGCAACGATGTACAACGACTGCTCGAATGGTAACGACCAGCCGACAATCATCATTACCTCACAACAGGGCTATGAGAAATACGAAAGCCTTCTGACATCAAATATCCGTTACACGGATACAGACATGGCAGATGCAGGTTTCCAAAACCTCATGTTCAAGGGTGCGCCCATCACATTTGATGGAGCAATCTCAACGGGAACAGTGGCCGCAGGCTCACAACCCATGTACTTCCTTAACACGAAGTACCTTCAGCTTGTACGACACAGCGATGTGTGGTTCAAAGCGACTCCGTTTGTACGACCAATAGACAAAGACGCAGTATTCTCGCAAATACTTGCGTACGGTCAGTTGACTTGTTCAAACAGGGCACGCCAAGGCGTAATTACAAGCCTTTAGGCCCATAAGATGATGTGGGGGGCTTCGGCCCCCCACGGATTCACAACATTTGAGGATTTATGCGAAACGTCGGCACTGTAAACGCTTCTAACCAGATCAGTTATTCTAAAGATTCGAGATTAGCTGGAGATCCTGGTGGTAACACAAAAGTTATTGCTGCACGAACTTCGCAACAACTGGGAAACCGCAACATTCGTCAAGTCGAAGAAGACTACAGCGCTGGTGTCCAGCCGATAGATGGGTCTTGTTTATCAGTAACAAAATCTGGGAACCCTTGCAAAGCTCGTCCTGCTGAGGGAGAAAGCTTCTGTACTTTCCATAAGGAGTAGGCGTGAACATTGAGGACATGAGGTCATACATTCGATCTGTTGTCGAAATTGATAGCAGCGATATTTCGGATGCGACTTTGAACCGTTTCCTTGGTGAGGGCTACGATCAAGTTGTTTACAGCGAGAAGCGTTGGCCTTGGTACGAGGCAGAAACAACATTTACTACGGTTGCAGGGACTAAGGATTACACGTTAGCCACTGTTGGGGCTAGCGTGCAGAACGCTGCTTCTCCTCCTGCCAATGTGGGGTTGAAAGAAATTCAGGCTCTGCGAACTGATGACCAAATTCTTCAGTTGCTGGGTCGAGATGAAGCAGACGCGATGTATCCGCTAAATACCTCTACTAGCGGTACGCCTTATTATTGGAGTTATTGGGCTGACACGGTGCGGATGTACCCGACTCCTACGGGTGGGGAAACTATTTATGTGCGTGGGTACAGAAACCCTACGCACTTTGGGGTAAATACTGTCGATGGGCTTGGTCCTGTTGATTTCCCTGAACCGTTTCATGTTGTTATGGCTACATATGGGATTAGTCGTGCATACGACCAGCAAGAAGATCCCGATATGGCTGCTAACTACTTCAATACGTTTATCAGAGAACTTGATAATCTCCGAGCTAGATATCTTGATGCCCCTGCCCCACAGCCAATGGTGATGAACTCACGTTCTTCTTCTTCTCGATGGCTGCGAAACACTTATTTACCTAACCGTCTTCGGTATTCCTGGGAGTAATAAGTGGCACGTCCTGGGTTTAAGCTGGAAATGCTTCAAGATTTTAGTGGTGGTCTGAATTTGCGTTCGGACCAGTTTAATCTTGCGCCTTCGGAGAGTCCTGCGATGTTGAATGTGGATGTGGACCCTCGGGGTGGCATCAAAATGCGTCTTGGTGTAAACGTGCGTAATGGAACGGCGTTGAATGAAGATGTTACTGGGTTGGAGCAGTTCACTCCCGATGGGGGTACTGCCCAAGTTATTTGTTCGCATGGCACTACTGTCGCTTCGTCTGCTTCAGGTGATTTCACTGCGCTTTCGGGTGTGTCGGTAACAAACGGTGATCGTTTGTATGGGCAAACAACTAATAACAAGTTTTATGGAGTTTCGGGAGATGCTGCGTCGTTTGTTTACGATGGAACAACTGCTTCAAACCTTGCGTCGAATGTCAACGGTTCAGCAGGAAATTACCCTATAGCGAGGTATACCTGTCATTGGAATAACTTTGCTTGGGTCGGTCACACCAAAGAAGGTGGCACTGCTTACCCTAACCGTATTCGTTGGTCTAAGTTGGATGACCCAGAGACATGGTTTGAATACGACTACATTGACGTAAACGTGGGTGAACGAGGGGACGAAGTGTCTGCTGTTCTTCCGTTTGCAGACAGACTTTTAGTATTTAAGACGAACAGCATTCATGCTTTGTACGGCAATAGCGCTCAATCATTCCAAGTGAATCCTTTGACTCAAGATGTTGGTTCGGTGTCAACGTCATCCCCAGTTTCTAGCCCATATGGGGTTTTCTTCTGGTACGACCGTCAAGGCGTATGGATGTACAACGGGGAACAGTTTCTTTGGGTGTTTGAAAAGCTAATGCCAGCCATCGATGATGGCAGGCTGCAGTTTGATAACCCACCGCAGCTTGCTTGGTTTAAGAATCGTTTATATGTTGCTGTTGACTGGGATGAGACAAGTGGCAATAACCCTAAACGTCGGGTGTTGATTTATGATCCGACGTTAGGTACTACTGGTGCTTGGACGATGACTGACATTGATGCAAATGTTTTGTTGACGTTCGCTCCGCCAAATGCTGAACAAGCGCTTTTGGCAGGATGCGAAGAGAACACAGGTCGTGTTATCCATTTGGAACAAAACTTAGAAACAGACTTTTATGGAGCGACTTCTTCACACATCACTAGTTCTTACACGTCGAGTTGGCTTGTGGGAGGCAACCCGATTGTTAGGAAACGCTGGGGGAAACCTCGTATTGTTGTGAGTTCAGACAATACGGTTGCTTTGACAGCAAAGTTGTATGTCGATTACAACAGTTCTGACTATACGAAACAAATGCCTTTTGGTGTTCAAACGGAAGCATCTACGGGGGCTGCTTGGAATACGAGCACATGGGCAGGGACTCCACCACCTGCTACGGCTGCTACATGGGCTGGAGAACCGAACACTAGCGTCACAAACATTGAACGCTTACCAACACTTGGGACAGCCAAAGCTATACAAGTGAAGATTGATGGTCCCACTACCAACGATGAGGCTTGGGAAGTGAATGCTATGGCGTTTACATATCTACAAAGAAGGTTACGTTAATGGTTGATTTCGATTATCCGCATTTGGCTGAGTCAGGTCAAGCTATCGAAGCTTCAAAGCACAACGATAACTGGAACAAAGTAAAGAACTTCATTAATGGGGATGTATCTAACCCTGCTAATTATCCAGGGTTGTTGAGGGCGGTTGATCCTAGTGCTACGGGGACGTTGACTGCTACAGGAACTGTTTCTCTTGGTGGTTCTGATGCTTTGTATTTGAACACTTCCCAGAATGACGTTATTGGTTTAGCTACTGGAACTGATATCAATGGTCAAGCTACTGGACAATTTCTTAAAGATCTAGAATATCGAGCAAACTGGACAAGCACTGGTCCTGGCACTAACACTGCCCAGCTTTCTTATGGTTCGGATATAGCTACTGGCGTTTATGCTGGAAACTATCTATCCGAGAGTCACCGTTATTCGGTGTACACCCGCCGTGCTGGCGAAGGATACCAAGGTCCTTACGACGGTCGTCCTGCCGCCGAATACCGTCTAGTTATCAACGGATCAATGGCGATCCGTGGTGACATTATCGGCTACACAAGCAAAAACGAAAGCGACCCTGGAACATCAACTGATTACCTAGACGGTGAAGGTACCCGTATTGACTGCCAGTGGTTGAATGTTGGAGCGAACGTCGATATTGCTGGTGAGCTTCGTGTGCAAACAGCATACGACTTTGCAAAAATTTATTTAGGAAACGATTACTCGCTTCAAGATTACATTGAATGGCACGACAATCTAGACGGACTTGGCAACGCTGGTTTAGCGTTCGGTCACAACGATCTTCGCCATATCCAATTTATACGTTCGGGTACCAACTTGGACATGAGAACAGTTATCGCCCCAACTGGGGACCCTGCCGTATACCCTAACACGACACAGCCCAACGCTAATGGTTATGATGGGTGGCCGACTCTAAGTGGCACTCAAGCGGTTATCGCAACAGGTCAAGCAGGCGCAAGTCCTAACACGGTGCATTCCCAACAGTTAGGGATTTCGTCTTCTTCGATACGTTTCAAAGAAGACGTTCAAGACATAGACGTTGAAGAAAACTGGGCAAAGCTACGAGCTTTGAAGCCTCGTACGTTCCGATGGAATGAAGAAGTATCAACAAATTCTGGAATGGACTACGAGACACAAACTCCAGAGCCAGGATTCATTGCTGAAGAAGTACATGAAGCTGCACCAGACACAACTTTGTATGACCCTCATGGTGATCCGATTGTTTACAAAGAAAAGTCGATGCTTGCGATGCTAGTTAAAGCAGTGCAAGACATCGACAATCGGTTAGGGGCGCTTGAATAATGCCCACAGGTACGACATACACACAGGACGTAGGTGGGGGAACAAACCTCATTTCCTATGCTGACGGTTTCCGTTATCAGGGAACGTGGTCTTCTGGTGTGTCGTATTCAGTTGGGGACGTTGTTGAATACAGCAACGGCTCCTATGTGTGTAGATCAGCTAACCAAAACAATACTCCTGCTACTGGTAGCGCTTACTGGCAGGTAGTTTCCAATGCTGGTACTGCTGGTGGCCCTGGCCCTGCAGGAGCCGCTGGACCACAAGGACCATCTGGGCCAACGGGGCCAGCAGGTTCAACAATTCTGTACGGTATCGGTGATCCACAAGGGGTGACTGGTAGTGATGGGGACTATTACTTAAATACGAACAGCAACTATTTCTTTGGACCTAAAGCTAGTGGTGTGTGGCCTCCAGGTTTCAGTATTGTTGGTCCTCTTGGGCCTAGCGGTCCAACTGGGCCGACGGGGCCGATAGGACCGACGGGTGATCCTGGCGGACCCCCTGGACCTACAGGCCCGCAGGGGCCGCAAGGAGTTGTTGGTCCTGCAGGTGACGCAGCAGGAGTCATCAATGGCGGTATCCCTGCTTCAAGTTCTAATGGCGACTACGGCGGGGTCACGCCGATAGACGCAGGAGGGGTTACATAAATGCCAATTCAGATTCAATTCCGCCGAGGAACATACGCCGAATGGGTTGCTGCTGACCCGACAATGGCTGCTGGAGAGTTCGCTCTCCAAACAGATGCTGGCGGTGGACAGATCGCAGGCCAGTTTAAGATTGGTGATGGTACTACGGCTTGGAGTTCACTCGCTTACGGCGGTGTAACAGGTCCAACTGGACCGACTGGTCCTCATGGAACTTCTGTCAATAATCTTGACGGGGGCGAAGCGGCAACTAACTATGGAGGCATCGGAGCTACGGCTACTGGTGGGAACGCACAAGGAATATAAATGGCTGTACAAATACAACTTCGACGAGACACCGCTGCCAACTGGACTAGCGCCAACCCGACTCTCGCTTTGGGCGAGTTCGGGATGGAAACCGACACGATGCTTTACAAGATCGGTGACGGCACTACTGCGTGGAACTCGCAGAGCTACGCAGAGCTTGCTGGTACAGACAAGTTCACGATTAATGAAGTGTCAACTGCGACTTATACGTTGGTTGCTGCGGATGCTGGCAAACTTTTGAAGTTTACGAATGGAACGGCGAACACCTTGACGGTGCCGCCTAACTCCAGTGTCGCTTTCGATATTGGAGTAACGATCAATGTTGTCCAATACAGCACAGGTCAAGTGACTTTGACTCCTGGCGCTGGCGTAACCATTTATTCGTACAATAGTGCGTTGGGTATCACGGGCCAGTACGGTCAAGCTGTTCTCACCAAGTGTGACACTGATCTTTGGATTGCGGCAGGACTTCTTAGCTAATGGCTGGTGTAACGACTGCTTCTAGGGCTGGTTGGGGAATTATTGCTTCTTCCGAGGCGATGAACCCAAAGGTGGGCCAAGGTTCCGACATGAGCTATAGCCCTGGTCTTGGTGGCAACTTCTACATAAGTAACATTCCTACTGACCGATGGAAAGATTTAGAAATTTGGATTCACATAAACCAGCAGTCCACTTGGGCTGGTGAAGGCTATTTCGCTTTCGGAAACTCAGCGACACCCAATAGAGGTTGCTACAACTATTGGGGTTGGTCTACGGGACAAAGTTACGGAGGAAATTCACAGACGAATCAGTATGTTTACCCTCAGTCGTACAGCAATATGGCAGGTTGTCTGCACATTTATCTCGCCAATGCTTTCACAAATCAAAACACTAAAGCATGGTATTACGAAGCGTATAATTCCAGCGGCAACCAGACAAGTTATGCCACGGTTCAGGCTGGGGCAGGGGTTTACGAAACTACAACTCCAGTTGACCAAATGTACATTTACACTCCTTGGGGTAACGGTTCTTCCTCTTACCAAGGTTGGCAGATAATTGGAAGGAATCCACAGTAATGGGCGGCGTAGACGCATGGGGTACTCGGACACAACATTTTCATCTGCTTGGTACGGTCGAATGCACAAATAATACGACACAGTATTTAGAGTTGACTGGCCTCTCCACTAGTTATGCGGCGATGGAGTTTGTGTTTACTGGTTGGATTGACCATTCGGGGGGCGGTGGCACAAACATCGGTTCGGGCCAGTTCACTGATGGGCCATCTATCCAGATGCAGGGCGCTTGGCCTGGAGGCCCAGATTCTGGCGCTTGTTTTTACCGTTCGGTCAACGGAGTCCAGTACGACTCTACCTACGCTATTAACACTCAGATGGGTGACGGTATTAACAGCAGTAGCTATATGTTATCTCCGAATTGGGGCAGAATAGGGAAGCTCTATTATCTGTCGAGTGGTACCGCTCAGGAGCAACGGTTCACGAT